CTAAGAATGCAGGATCTAGTTTCTTTGCTGCTTCCATTTGATTATTGTATCTCCATGGCAACAAATCTTTGAAACCTTGAGCAAGTTGCTGTAAGAATGGATATCCCATGGCAAACTTTGCTGGTTCACGAGCAGTATAAGATGTTGCACGACCATAAGGAATGCGAGGATAACGATCGAACCATCCAGCAATACCAGACATAACACCATTGGCATAGGTAGTTGCGCATACATATGCTTTCTCAACTCGTCTTGCCTCAGTGACCATTTCGGATGCATCTAGTTTACGAACTTTCTCAACCCATGTATTAAATACAAATCCGTCTCTCTTAACTGCTTGAATACCCCAAACATTATTTCTTGTGGATGGTTTGTCAGTCTTGCCTTCGTGTTTGGCTTTAATAACATCAATTGGATCTCCGTCCAACGATGCCTTTGGATTCAAGAAGTAATCAATAATTTCTGATTCGTATTCAGTGACCCACTCACGATTACCCAACTTCTCTGCTCTTGGACCTGCAGCCATACCTCTGTTCTGAGTTTCAGTTGCTGCTTCACGAAGTCCAATATATGCTTGGTCTTGTTGTTCTTTACTAAAGTAGTTCTTACGAAACTTCAAAACAATTCTTTCCTCAGAGTATGTCATCTCTGGATGTCCAGGAATCTCTGGCATATAAACATCACAATCTTCTTCAATTAAGAAATCATAATGCGACTCATCTGGGAATTGACCCATCATATGAGACATATCAAGTTTTTCTTTTGCTACAATAACTTTAGTCATATCTTCTCCTAAAACTTAAACCCATCAAAACCTTCTGCCTTTTGTCTGCGACCAAATGAACTCTTATCAAACATTGGGGTATCATCTTTATCTTGTCCAGCGTCTGCCAAACCAACTTGTGCAGATGCTTCAACATCATACAATTTCATCTTAGCCCTATCAATTCCAATAACAAATCTCTTATAAAAACTTGGATCGTTATAACGATTCTTTAATTGTTTAACAATAATCTGATTCAATCCTTCGAGTTCTTCATTGCTGACCAAAGCAAACATAAAGTCAGCTGTCGCTGGCAAACCAAAAGACTCTGAAGTATCCTCAAGTCCTGGATCTGAGTTTGTGAAACCAGATCGAGTAGTTTGAGTAGCTGAAACAATTGGAACATTATATTCAACTGCTAAACCTCTTAACTCTTCTGCTATTGCCTTAATATATGTATAAGAGTTAATATTTGCACCTTGCTTCATCCTTTGACTGGAACAGATGTTCAGATAGTCAATGAATATAATATCAGGTGTAAACTCTTTCTTTAATTTCAATTCTTCCAGCAATGCACGAAAGTGACCAGAATGAGCACCAGCAGTAGGATACTCTTTAATGATTAGTTTACCTTTTGTTTTCTTGGAGAGTTTATCAATACGTGTTTCGTAGATATCTTTATCAACAACTTTCAATTCATCCATCGTTAAGTTCAATAGATTTGCATCGATACGTTCTGCGATTCTTTCTTCAGCCATTTCCATGGTGATGTATAGAACATTCTTGCCTTGTGTTAAACAACTGGCTCCAACGTGACACATAAACAAAGACTTGCCAACACCAGTTCCTGCCAATGCAATGTTTAGAGTTTTCCTTGAAAGTCCACCTTTGGTGATTTTATTAAACATCTCAAGGTCGAAACTAATTTTCTCTTCAACCCTATGATAAAAATCATAGCGTTCATTACTATTCTCAATATAATCATGACCAACATGATTATCAAAAGAGACGGAAAGAGCATCAGAAAGGATGCCAGGAATTGAATCTTGCGTTCGGATTTTATCTCTGCCATCAATGATTTGGATTGAATGTAAAATCGCATTATAGACTGCCTTATCTTTACAAAACTTTTCTGTATTCTCTATCATCCAATCTTCATTAGATGGCTCATTAGTTAAAGTAGAAATATATTCATTTACTTCAGATAATTCTTTATCGTTTAAATCTTTTCTATTACTAATTTCAATTGAAAGAATTTCTTTTGATGCAGTTTTATTATATTTGTTAAAGAATTTAAGAACCTCATCAGTTACAATTGCTTCTTTTCTATCTGAGAAATATTCTTTTTTTATAAATGGTATAACTTTGCGACAATATTTTTCATCATGTATCAGATTGCTTAATATCTTCTGTTCTATTCTCATCTATACCGCCTGTGTAAGTAATGCTATTCTTAGCAATTCCATCATGTATTAACTCTTGCAGTAGATCGCCAATATAAGTTTCGAATATTTTTGTATCGAATACTTTACTGGCTTGATCTAAAATCTCATAATCAAATTTAATCTTTAATGTAAAGTTCTCTTCATCTGGAATGAAGTCAACCTTACCGTAAGAAAAGATTATACCAGAATATGGCTCAGATGTCAACTTAATCGCATCCACGCCAGTTCTTTTATTTTCTACTATTACATACTCTTTCAATCTTCAAACTCCAAACTACTAAGAGCAGCATCTAAATCATCAGATTGTAACATATCACCCTGACCCATTGAATATTTGTTCTTTACATAATTATAGAATGATTTAGATGTTAACAATGGTAACCAGAAGTCTTTGGTATCAGTATCTTTAATACGATATTTTTTATCTTCAACCTCACCTGTTTCTACATCTACCTTTGAGTACCAACCATTACTAGGTTTAACCACATGTCCTGATTCAAGAGCAATATCGAGTAAACCAGACCATGTACTAATACCACCATCAAAAGATACGCTGACAGGTATTTTAGATTTTTCTTTGACATAACGACTCTTTTCTACATTGATAATGAAATTGTAACCAACAACTTCAGTTCCATCTTTTTCTTGCTGACGACCAAGAATAAAGATATTATCTGCTGAATAATATGAACCAGTACCACCACCAACGATATCCTTTGGATAAAGTCCAATCTCTTTATATGTATGATTAACTACAACAAGGGGAATGTCTTTCATATTCAAGTGAGGTGTAACCATACGAAATAAAGACTTCATCTGTTTAGCACGAGACATATCAGCAACAGACTTACCTTCCATGGCATCTTCTACTTCTTTTTTACTGGCAAGGTTTCCGATTGAGTCGATGACGATGATGAGGTGGTCTGCTCGATCGACTGTTTGCAGTTGCTGCATGATGTCGAATTTGAGTTGCTCAACATCTGTAAGAGGAGTATGGAGCACCCTGCTAGTGTCGATACCAAAAGTATCAAAATAAGATTGCGGAGTGCCGAACTCAGAATCGTAAAAGAGTAGTGCTGCATCTGAGTATTTGTCCAAATAAGATTTTGCCATCAGTAAACTGAAAGCAGTTTTAAAGTGTTTCGATGGACCAGCCCACATTGTCAATCCTGGAACTAAACCACCATCCAAACGACCACTCAATGCCACGTTAATGATAGGAATGCTTGTTGGAATCATATCCTTCTTGGCAAAGAATTTTGATTGTGCAAGGATTGCTGAATCCTTAATCGTAGTATTCTTCTTTAATTTATCTAAAATGCTCATATTATACTTTCAAAAATTCTAACAATTGTGTTTCATTCATAAGACCAACATGTCGTTTAATTTCTTTTTCTGCATCGTCAACAATTACCATTGTTGGAACAGATCTAATAGCCCATTGCTGTGCCATAAAAATATTATCATCAATATCAACTTCATCAATAGTCATTGTGATTTTATCTCCAGCCTTTTTAATAATTTCTGTGAGTGATTTACAAGGCGAGCACCACTGTGCATAAAATTTAAAAACTTTCATATCTTCTCCTTTTTGATATATTATACTCTATGTATAATTGCAAGACAACTATGGATTATGTTTAGAGTGTGGAACATCAAAGACGAATGTAATTCTTACGCAGTCTCCAATATTTTTAGTTCCATGTGATAGTTTATTATTAAACCAGATAAGATCCCCAGCATTAACTCTTGCAGTTTCTCCACCAACTGTATAGTCATATGAACCTTGTAGTGCAAGATGATAACGATCTCTTGTTTGATAATAACTTCCAATATCAATATGCTGTCCAACTTCACCACCTATTGGTAATGATAAGAACCCACATCGATCAAATTTCTTAAAATGTCTCTTTAAGAAACTAATAACTTCTGTGTGGTGTGTTATTGCAGGAGTTGGTGAAGATATCTGACTATCACCAACATATTCATCTTTGCTAGCAACAACTCCAATAATTAACTGCAGAACACCAGCATTTACTGTTGGGAATCCATAATCATCTATTAGATTACTAACACCTTCTATGTTTGCTTGTGCACCCCAGTCTTTTGGATACTGACGTAGTTGTGCAAGTATCTTAGATACATTGATACCTGTTTTAATAATTCTGACATTAGCCAAAGAAATCCTCCAAAGAACTTTCTTCTTTAGTACTCCAACCAAGTGGTTCAATTACAATCTGAAGTGCATCAAGAAATACCTTTTCAAATTGTTTATCATAATCTATGTATGATTCTAAATTAAGTTCTTTTGGAAGATGTTGACTGAAAGAAATAATATCTTCTTGTAGTGGGTTTGGTTTGCGAACATAAACAAATTTAATTTTATCACCATCACGAATTGGTTGGTACTTCTTATCTAAACCCATACGCTTTAAATGATGATTGTATAACAATGCTCCACGAACATGTATTGGTGTGCCCTTTGTATAGATTGAAGAACCAGCATAATTCTTCATTCCATTAACACTACGTGGGAATGCAATCTCTTCTACTGGTAACTTTTCAAACTCTTTCTTAAAGTCCATAACATACTTATGTAGAATTTTCTCGTCACCCCTAAGGATAACATCAATTGATTCTTTAAGTTTATCACGAATAACCGCTGGAGTGGAAGACTTAACCATCTCAAGACCCATGACTTTAACTTTTGGTTTAGCATACTGCACTCCTTCAGAGTTATGAACATTGATAACATAGCGTTTCTTGGCAGTCCAGATCGCTTTGTCTGCCAAAACTTCTCGCTTCATTTGCATCTTCTGAGAGAATGCATTCATGTAATCTGCTAACTCTTGATATCCACTATCAATGAATGGTTGGAAGATATCTTCACAAACCTTGTCCATGTATTTGATCTTTTGCTCAGTAGTTTTACCATCACATGTTCGTTCAACTAATTCTTCTAATGTAAGATAAATCGAATCTGTGTCAATCGCAATCACAAAGTCTTTGTTCTCTGTCTTAAGTGTTTTATTAAGAAATGCATTTAACTTATTGGCCATCCAACGAATAGACAGCTGACCAGAAGTAGTAATACCCTCAGCCATACGAA